GCCGCGTGTGAAGGGTGTCCCGGTGGACATGACGTATGTGCAGCCGTGGGATAGTTTCTCGAGTACCTTTGGTGTCCACGAGTTTGATTTTCATAAGCGGATGAAGGCGTTGATTCTGCCCGATCGTATCCCGGCACGATACAGGTTTAGCATCGACTTTGAGGGGTCGGCGTTGTCTGAGTATGGCGAGCAGCACAAGCACTTGCACGTCATGGAGATGGAGGATGGCCAGATTGGTGCGTTCCCGAATAACCGCGTGGTTTGGTGTGACCCGGCGTTTTGGGAGCCGTTGACGGAGCGCCCTGATTTTATCGCCTTGGCCGGCGAGTATATGGCTGAGTGAATGAACGCTGAGATTAGTTACGACGACCTGCTCCAGGAGCTGTTGGCTCGTGAGGAGTCTATGCGGTCGCTGGCGTCGTACATTGAGTACGTCAGTGGGCTGAAGCCGCCGCCGCACCTGAAGCTGGTGTGTGACAAGTTGGACGCGGTGCTTGAGGGGAAGATCAAGCGGCTGATGATTTCAATGCCGCCTGGCCACGGGAAGTCGTTCACGGCCTCGCACTATTTCCCGGCGTATTTGTTGTCGAAGTACCCTGAGCAGAACGTGATCTTCAGCACGCACAAGCAGGAGCTGTCGGACAGTTTTGGCTTGAAGGTGCGCAATACGATCAAGTCGGACGAGCATCAGCGGATTTTCCCTGACAGCGGGATCTCGACGGACAAGACGGCGGCTGGCGAGTGGATGACCGTTCAGGGTGGTGGCTATCATGCCACGGCTGTGGGCGCGAACGTGACTGGCCGGCGGGGTGACATCCTCATTGGGGACGATCTGCTGTCGGGCATCATGGCGGCTGAGAGTGAGAGTGAACGGAACAAGCTCTGGGCCTGGTACGGGGCGGATTTTTATACGCGGCGGAAGAACAAGAACACGCCGATTATTTTGATTGGGACGCGCTGGCACCTGGGCGACCACATGGGTCGTCTGGACCAGGGTGAGCGTGACGGAGATGGCGATAAGTGGGATCGGGTTGTTCTCCCGGCTGTTGCTGTTGAGAAGGATATCCTTGGGCGAAAGCCTGGGGAGGCTTTGTGGCCGGAGCAGTTCCCGGAAGAGGAGCTGGATAAAATAAAGAAACAGCCGAGTACGACTCGGCGGATATGGTCGTCGCTCTATCAGCAGAATCCGGTGGTGGATGCTGGTGGGATCATCGATCAGACGTGGTGGAAGTGGTGGAAGCAGCGCGAGCCGCCGAATGTTCAGTATGTCTTGCAGGCGTGGGACACGGCGCTGACGGCGAATAAGTCGTCGGCGTACAGTGCGAGTACGACCTGGGGCGTGTTCAATGACGACAACGATATCCCGAACCTGATCCTGCTATCGACGTGGCGTGGTCGGGTGGAGTGGCCGGTGCTGCGGCGTATGGTGCAGCGGATGGCGACGGATTATCGGGATGATAACTACGACGTGACGATCCGGCCGAATGCGTCACGGAAGCCGGATACGATCCTGGTGGAGGCGAAGGCGAACGGGCAGATGCTGATCCACGATCTGGCGAGAGCTGGTATCGTGGCGACGAAGTTTAATCCTGACAAATTCGGTGATAAGATAGCCAGAGTTCGTTTGGTGACTGACTTGATTGAAAACGGCAGGGTCTGGTTACCAGCAGCGGCTCCGACGTTTGAAAGGCTTCGCCCTTGGGCTGAAGAGTTTATGGAACAGTGCACGCAGTTTCCTTCGGCGGATTCTCGGGACTGGGTTGATACGATGACGATGTCGTTCTTGAGGATCAAACAATCTGGTTGGGTTTCGAATACGGATGATCCTACTGAGATGCAGTATGATACGGCTCTGGAACGCGGTGCGTTTTATTGATAGGTAGGGTCATGGCTAGAAAACCGTTCCTGACGCTTGCTGATGTTGAACGTCCCCGCTTTGAGGGGATTGGCGGTCCTGACGTTCCTATGCCTGACGGCGACATTGAGATCGACCTGCCGGATGATGAAGGCGCGATGGTCGATGGAGCGTTGCTGACGGAAGACGACGACGGTGGGGTGACCGTTGATTTCGAGCCGGAAGACGAAGAGGCCGGCGACCCGGAAGAGCATGGCGCGAACCTGGCCGAGTTCATGTCGGCTACGGAATTGTCGGGTCTGGGCGAGCAGCTGATGAGCGGCGTCGAGGAAGACAAGGAAAGCCGTGGCGAGTGGGAAGTCACGATGCAGCGCGGCATTGAGCTTCTGGGCCTGAAGATTGAGGATCGCACGACGCCGTTCCAGGGTGCGTGTGGCGTGTTTGATCCGCTGATGTCTGAGGCGGTGATCCGCTGGCAGGCTGTGGCGCGCGGCGAACTCATGCCGTCGATGGGTCCGGTGAACACGCAGGTGATCGGGGTTTCGACGCCGGCCGTTGAGGACCAGGCGAGCCGCGTCAAGGATTGGATGAACCTGTACCTGACGCAGCTGGCGCCGGAGTACTACGAAGAGTTTGACCAGATGCTGATGTGGCTGCCGTTGGTGGGCAGCACGTTCAAGAAGGTCTACCAGGATCCGGTTCTCGGCCGCCCAGTGGCGCGGTTCATTACGCCGGAGAACTTCATTGTCTCGTATGGCACGAGCGATCTGACCACGTCGCAGCGGTATACGCACATCACGCCGATGACGAAGCGTCAGCTGCGTCTGGCCCAGCTTGCTGGCATGTATCGGGACATTGACCTGGGGGATCCTGAGGAGAACCTGGATCAGGATTCGCCCGTTAAGTCGGCTGTGAATTCCACGCAGGGGATCAGTCCGGGCGCTGAGGGCTCGGATGAGTACCGTATCTACGAGGTGTACGCGGATCTGGATCTGGCGGGCTTTGAGAACCCGGACAATATCCCGCTGCCGTATATCGTTTCGATTGATGAAGACAGCCGCAAGGTTCTGGCTGTTCGTCGGAACTGGAAGGAAGGCGATGTTGCGTTTGCGAAGCGCGATCGCTTTGTGCATTACAAGTTCATCCCCGGTCTGGGCTTCTATGGTCTGGGTTACGCCCACATCCTGGGGAATTCGGCGAAGACCGCGACGAGCATCCGCCGTCAGCTGATCGATGCCGGCACGCTGAACAATTTCCCTGGTGGCCTGCGGGTTAAGGGGATGCGTATCGAGGACAATAACCTCGGGATTGGCCCGACCGAGTTCCGTGAAATCGACACGGGCGGCCTGCCGATTCAGAACGCAATCATGCCGATGCCCTACAAGGAGCCTTCATCGGTTTCTCTGGAGCTTCTCCGGGAAACCTACGAGGGAGCCAGAGGGTTGGCCAATACCGCTGAGATCGCGGTTGGCGAGGGTCGTCAGGACGCACCCGTGGGGACCACAGTGGCCCTCATGGAGGCTGCGACTCGGGTGCAGTCGGCCACTCTGAAGCGCTCTCACAAGGCGCTGGACCGCGAACTGAAGATGATCGCGGAACTCTTCGGTGAATTCCTGCCTGAGGTGCCGTACCCGTTCCCGGTTCGTGGCGGAAAAGCGGCGATCATGCGCAAAGATTTCAGCGATGAGATCGATGTGATCCCGGTCAGTGATCCGAACATCTCGTCGTCGGCACAGAGGATGATGCGGGCTGAGGCTCTGCTGCGGTTTGCCACCCAGCAGCCTGAGCTGCACGATCTGCGCGCTGCGTTCCAGCAGATGTACGTCGAGATGGGTGTGGATCCTGAGCGCATCCAGATGATCCTGCCGAACAAGGAGGAGGAAGCGAAGCCGCTGGATCCGCTGACGGAGAACCAGAACGCGATCACCGGCAAGCCTCTCAAGGCGGCTGAATACCAGGATCATGATGCGCACATCGCGTCACATGCGCCGATCGCGGAGAACAACCCGCCCATGCAGGCGCACATCAACGAGCATTTGGCGTTGAAGATGCGCGTTCAGGTGCAGCAGCTTATCGGCCAGCCGTTGCCGCCTCCGGGCCAGCCGTTGCCGCCTCAGGTTGAGAACCAGCTTGCGATCATGGTGGCTAAGGCCATG